CCAGCGTGAAGGTGTTCGGGGCTTGTGTGGCGTCAGCGTTCATAAAAATTGTGTATCCTGCCACGAGCGTATTTGACACTAGGTCCGCTTTAATCCATTGAGTCCCAGATGAGGTTTGCCACATTGTTGTAGCACCATCATCATTGAAAGCGCCGTCTGCATCACCAACGGTTTCGCTTGATGCCGTAATTGTTGTAGTTGTCGTTGTAACGTCAGTACCTGTGCCATCTTTTGAATAAAGTTGAACCATATCACTAGGTGATGTACTTGGAGTAGTGCCATTTTCTATTGCCAGCACAGAAGTTCCCGAAGTACCCACAGATGTTGCTCCACCAATAATTACAGAGTCTCCGTCTGTAGTAGTAGAGAGTGTTGTGCCGTTATCGGTCCATCCAGATAAACCACCTAATGTCTCAATCTTGTCTCTTAATGCGTCTTTTGTGGGAACTGTGTTGTCACCGTTCCAACCTGTTGCGTCGTAAACTTCAGTAGTTACAGTTAAGTTTGTGACTGTCACGTCATCTGGAAGACTTATTGTGGGCACTCCTGAAACACCGTCTCCGTTACTAACTGAAACCTCATTTGCAGTGCCTGTAATGGTTCTCGGTGTGTAGGTGTTAGCTCCTGTTCTTGTTAGAAACCCACCTGTGGTATTTCCGGCAATTGAAGTTAAATCTGCATCTAATGGTTGGTAAACAGATGAAAGTGCGTCTAATTCTACTTGGGTTGCAACATCAAAAGCGCCTTCCGCATTGCCAGAGGCATCCACGCCTAAGATTGCATTCCCACTTGAGGCGTTTGTTCCATTAGCAGCTAAAGCGGTCGCTGTTGCGGCAAGAGTAATTGTAATAGTGTTTGGGACTTGTGCGTCTGTTACAGCCCCTTGTAAGTCTTGTAAATCAAGAACACCTTCCAGTTCACTTTCTACAGAGGCTTCATCTAAATCAACAGAAGATAATCCGGTTCCATCAACGTCACCTGCAATGTCTAGAGTTGATTCAAGTGTAGTCTCCCCTGTCGCATCGATAGCATCAAGGCCATTAATGGTTCCTGTACCACTTAAGGTTAGTGTGGGTGTTGTAACGAGAGTTGTTCCTGTAATCTCGTCACTTGAGAACTTTGCAAAAGCGAGGCTTGAAAAAAGTAAAAATAAAAATGTTAGTATTAATTTCCTCACGGTTGGAATTGTCCTTTCTCGACCCAAGAACCCGATTCTCTTCGTTCTATGACTAAATTATTCCCACTAACCATAATCCTCCACGACCCATCGGTACTTGAGTCGCCAAGATTTAGAGTGGTTCCACCCACCCCTAGATTTGTTCTCGCTTGCTCCGCAGTAACTGCACCTGTACCACCTTGGTCTATAGGTACTGGAATTCCCACAGAGCGTTGAACAATATTTCCAGGAAGCGTGATTGTGGTTTTTTGTTTCTTAAGATTCGAAAGCTCGCTCTTAAGCTCTTCAAGCTCGGAACGTAAATCTTCTTCGACTTGAGAGAACTCATATTTCTTTATGTAGTATTCTTTGGGCTTAATCTCTACCCTGCCCATTTCTAATATTCTTTGATTACGCTGTTCTTTTTGGAGTTGTTTGAAAATGTCTTTGCTAATTGCCATGTGTTATAATCTTTCGCTATGAAACTGCTTACTCTGCTTCTGTGTATTACTCTTGTGGGTTGCGCTACTACACCTAAGACCGTTCCCCCACAACCTAAAAAGTTTTATCTTCACGGTCAGGACCATGACATCTCTAAACACTTTGATGATGTGACCCAAATTTTATCCACCCAGATTAAGTCAAAAGCAATTCTTGAAAATCGCTCACCGCATAAGTTCTTTAAAATACGTATCAATCTTTTATATTTTGATATGGCAGACATGCCTATAGGGACTGAAGAAGTTGTTTTATATGATTTAAACCCACATGAATTTAAGGAATTTAACGTTCAAAGAACTTTTGAAGCGGATTGTTGTTCTAGGGTGACTTTTCAAATACAACCAGAAATAATCGCAGAAAATTTTGGTCGCTTAAGTTAGTTTGTTTAAATCCTCTAGCGTTAAGACTTCCCTAAAGTAGTCTTTATTAGACTGTTGTTTATTCAAAAATGAATCTAGTAAGCGCGGGGCTTGTTTTCTTCGTGATTCCATAAGTAGGTCAGCGCTCTTGTTAGCTAACTTTTCAATCTTTCCGGTTACTCTTTTTGTTGGGCTAGTCTTTAGCAAGTCTTCTATCTTGGAAATTCCTGTACTTATAACTCCTAGTTTATTTGGCTGCCTCATCATCTGGGTTGCGATATGCTCACCACTTTGTTGTTGTTTTTGACTTGCCTCAACTAATCTTGTTGCAGCGGCCTCACCATTTTCTAAACCTGCAAATCTGTTATTAAGTTTCGAAATATCAGGGTGAGTTTTTTCAATCATTTCTTTATAGGCCTGAGCAAAAGCGTCTTTAACAATGTCGTTTTCAGGTCTAGTAATAATTTGCTTATTTTGATTTTGCCTTTTTTGGATTTGCTCAGTCTCTTGGTATAAATAGCGCTTTCTTGCGTTAGCTTTAACGGTATCAAATTCGCCTTGCTCTGAAATCCAAGTTAACTCTGTTTTGACGGCATCTGTTATTCTTCTTCTCTCAGCTGGAGATGAATTTTTGAGCTTTTTATCAAGAATAAGCCTAACTCGTGAACCTAGGAATTTTGGATCTACAGGCTGGTTGTTTTGAGCCACTAAAGCATCAACCTCTTTTATTACATTGTTTTTTTCTAAACTAAATTTATTAAGGACATCTACTGGATTATTAGTTTTTTTGATTATGTTAAAGCCTTCAACTTGAACAGATGATGGTCTGTTTGCTTTAAGGTCTGTAGATATATCTGCTGCTGGAAGAAGTTTTGATACTGCGGAACGACCCTCAGAGCTAAGCTTCATCGATTTAAGACGTTCTATTGCTCCCGGTGAGGACATAGCAACTTTTGATGTACCGCCAGTTAACGGAAGGAGAACTGACTGTGGGTCTGTTGCAGTGCTCAAAGCCTCGGAAATCCAAGGTGCAACACCTAATCTCTCCAATGTAGAACCTTTAACATTGTGAGCAAACTCCGTTCCAATTCCACCTGTAATATTATTAAAGGATGTGGGGCCAGACAGGAACGTTCGCTTTCCTGCTTCAGATATAATTTCCCCTGTTTGTTTTAAAGCTGTTGATACCGGGTTTGTTGGTTTTTCAACATATTGGTCCCATTTATCATTCTTAACGGCATACTGAGCCCATTTATCAGCCATTATTTAATTCCTTTATCTTTTTTAAATTCTTCAACTGCTTCAATAGGAATGTTGTATGTCACTCCATTAATCACAAAAGTTTCTGTTTTTGGAGAAGTCTCGTTCTTAGAGGTTATTTGTTCTGAGGACTTTGACCGATCAACGAATTGCTTAGATTTAGCATCCCATTTAGCTCCAGATTGGACCCTACCCATAATGTTGCTAAACTCGCTTTCAAATTTATCTAATTGCTCTAGGTCTAACTCATCGTCTCTGAATATAGTAGGTAACATTTTTTGGAAACGGTCATATTCAGATTCATTTATTTGAGCGCCAGAACGAAGCCTAAGTAATCTTTCAGAGACATTTTTTTTCATTAAATTAAAAGCTTGTCCCTTTTTACCAACTCCGCCAAGTAAATCGAATGCGCTTGAACCGAGAAATTGTGATTTAGTAAATGGAGTTTGGTCTTTTGTGTACTCTTCCTTGTCTTTCTCCACTAAGCCACGCAAATCTCTCAAATCAGTAATAAGGGCCTCGGCGGATGACATGGCTTTGGTTTCGCTATCAGTATATTTTCTAGATTGTTCTTCAACTTGCTTTGATTGGTCAGTATTAACGAGCTTAAAACCACCAATAGTAGCTTCCGGAATCAGAATATTTCCATTAGACATGCCGCCAGATGAAAATTTCTCTAGCAAGGCGGATTCTCTCTGATTCTTTAAAATGTCTGATTCATTTTTTTGCAGTGTGGATTGAGCCAATAGTGCATCTAAAGCACTCTTCTGAGCTTGTTGTCTTGCCTGTGTGAATTGTGCTATTGCTTGTGGAATTGCTTGAATGTCTGCTTGAGCTTCAGCATCCTTTTGGCGTTTATAGTTAAGAACTTGCTCTAACACGCTCATCTTAAGCTACCTCCTATCCCTGCATTCTTGTAAAACGACAGGGGGTCGAAATCATTAAGAGTTTTATTAATACTTTCGCCCCACGGTGAGTAAACTGATGAGCTATTTGAGCTTGTTGTTCCTGTTGTGGGTAATTTAGAACCAAGACCCATAGCACCTGCTTGTAAGAAAGCTCCTCCCGTACCAGGTTGACCCAAACCGCCAGCTAATGCTCCCGCACCAGCCAATCCACCTGTAAGAGCCAAGGAAGCTCCACCGGTAAATGGTGCTAAAGCGAGGCCCGCCATTAATCCACCAGCTCCACCTGTTAAAGCCCCTGTTAAACCACCCCTATTTTGTTTTTGTTCAGCCATTACTTTAGCTACTTGATTTGAGTAATTATCTAAGTTGAATTGATTTATCTGAGACTGGTTACTAACTCCTAAGCTTCCTGCGCTCTGTATTGCGTTTAAACCATTTGCATACAGTCCAACACGGTTCTGAAACGCTCTATTTATGTCGGCTAAACCAGCTTCAGCACCAGCAGCTACAAGTCTTGATTCGTAATCAGACTGTAAGTTTGTTAAGGCATTAGCTGTTGTAGAGCCTGTTAATTGGTTATTGGCTTCTAATTGATTAATAACGTCTTGTCTTGAGCGTCTTAATTCGGGGTCTAGGGTTGCTCTCAAACCTTCTAGAGTTAATCTTGTTACTTCAGGATTTGTTTCTACTGTGGGTCTTAAAATGTCAGGTAATCCATTAACCGTGTCAGAGGTTAATGCTTGACCCTTACTCATTAAATCTTTTTTTGCTAATCCAACATCTGGGTCAACATATAAACTCGGTGTGGTGGGTAATTTAGGACTCTCGCTTTTTGCCATTTAGAATTCCTTCAATTTGATTCGTTTTAAATCTGTATCTGAATTACGTTTGTAGTAGATAAGTTCTTTAACTTTCGGAAAAATCTTTCTGTATTCACGGAGCATCTTTAGAAGATTAGTTTTATTTGGAGATTCAGAAACTGCCCAGGCGACATACAAAATGTTACCGTCTTCAGTGTGAGGCATTTCTTTCGTAAACTTTTCATCCCATGTGGGTATTCTATAGGCACAAGAAACGCTATATGGTTTCCCTTTCTCAAACATTACATACAAATAGCCTTTTGTGTGGGCTTGCAGGATGATTTTTGCCCATTCACGCAGACTTGTTTCTGGGCATACCTTAGACTTCACAACCATATTCATGATTTGAGTTAGAAGTTCCTTTTGAGTCTCTATTTGGCTACCCAACCCGTCGCTCCAGTACCTGATTCTTTTACGTAAAGAGTTGTATTTGCTCCACCATCTAGCCTTAAGTACAAAGACCCAATACCTGCTGTTACAGCACTCTCTGGGGTTGCATATCCTTTATAAATTCTTATGGTATCTCCATCGCCTGGAATCAAATCGTAGAGAACCTGTAACATACGGTTTAATTGATTTAAACCTTCAGGTGTTTGAAGTTGTTCTGGAGTTAGTGGGAGAAATCCGTCAGCCATTAGCCTTTAATCTCTTGAATTGTTACGGAGGAAACTAATGCACCACCGAATAAACGAGCACCTGCTGTCTGTCCACCATTTAAGACGAGGGTGTCTGATGAACTGTTTCCACCAGCTCTGAACTTAAATGTAAGAGCACTTGTACCAGGAGACGTCATCTTGTAAGTAAGTCTCATTGGCGTTGTTGTTAAAGGTCCAAAACACGTAGGTCTTATAGCTTCAGCAGCAAGACATTCATCTGTACCAGATGGACTTGAGAAAATAGCTAATACAAAGGCGTCAGAGTTATCAGCATCAGATGAAATGTGGGCCACAACGTTAATGAGAAGATAGTTTGAGTTTGAGTTCGGAGTTATAGAGGTTTGAAGCGCGGATATTTCATTGCCTTCAGCCCATGTTGGTTTTGAATCGTCTCTTGGAACAGCCGTTGACCCTAAAGAGGCGTACGCGGCAGTAGTGGTTGTAACAGTTTGAACTACACTACCTGTTAATGCATTTGAGGCTGTGAGGGAGGTAATAGCATCTGCCCATGTGGGATTTGCACCAGTCCCTTGAGTCTTTAGGAATTGTCCGTTAGTGCCAGCCCCTAATCTTGCAAACGCTGTAGCAGATGAAGCATAAAGAATATCCCCTTGGGCTTGAGAAGATACAGTTAAGCCTGAAGCTACAGAAATCTTTTGGGATTGATTAGATGTTCCGTCATGGTTGTGGCCAGTGCTTGAGTTAAGAGCTGCCATCACCCATGCTATGATTAAATCAAATTGCCCTTCGAGGTCAGAGTCTGTAAGAGTCTCATTCCCCCAATTCTTCGTTCTTACTAAATCACTTGGATATGCCATTTAATTCCTCATTTTTGGATTTGATAATTTCTGAAACTTTTGAATCAACGAACTTAAGATTCGGAATAACACAATGCCCACCTATTGCCCCGTCCATGTGTTTTAAGTGGGGTCTAAATACTTCTGAGCGTCCTAATTCTGAATAGCCTTGGTTGTAGGTTTTGTTCCAATCTGTGTAGACATTTTCGAAATCAAGATTCTTTTCTTTGCACCATTCATAGATGTATTTATTTAAAATAATCATCCAGCCGTACTGTGTGGTGTCCCACAACTTCCCCGCCTCACATTCTTCAGCGCTTGGAAGAACTTTCGTTTTTATTCCTATGTAGGAAAAAATCTTTGAAGCCTCTTCTGCTCTTTCCCCACCAAAGTACTTAACGAATGTTCTTATTCCTTCATCGAGCTTCGGATGAACCCCACGTACTGGCGAACTAACAGAGTTGAGCTTTCTATTTGTTCCAAGTGGGACTGTCGAGTGGATGATTGTTAAACCGTTAGTAGTGAGATTCGCTTGTTGATACTTTCTGACTTGTGCCTCAAAGTCATCTGAGTAAGGAAAGCAGATATGGAGAACATCAAACGTTAAGTGATGACCATTTACATCAGCAGAAGACACATTTGAATAATGGTCTGCTAACACTTTAAAAACTGCCTTACCGACTTCTCCAAAACCCACTACTAAATGCGTCATGATTCGTCTAGCGCTATTGCGTGTATCTTGATTTTTTTTATCTTTGGTCTTGCCCCAGTACCGTTGTTGGTAAATGTGAAATCAAACCTTCTACCAACTGCGTGGTTTGGGAACGAATACGTTCTGGTTTTATCTTGTGGGGTTGTTATAACTTTTGAGCTGTTAACTGTGAAGGTGGTGTTAATTAGGTCACCGGCAGCGGTTAAATCTATGGTTTTAGAACCGGAATGAAGTCCTCTATCTGCCGACCAAAGAATACCCAACGCGCCAGCAACACCGTAATAGGTGATGGTAATTTTTTCTAACTTCATCCTTACGTCATCAATTGGAAACTGCCCACCACTTGCTAATGCGAAGTCTCTTGAACTTACTGTCTTAGTTTTATAGGAAGCTAAGGTTTCTTGACCTTCATCCGAGTTGTCAGTTGTTTCGAACTCATAAATCTTGTCTTTTCTGGATGAAGCTATGTAAATTTCGTTTGAGGAATATTTAAGTAGTGCTGGATAGCCCATGTTATCGGCAAGCGCTGAGTTAATAGGACGGCTCATCCATCTACCGAAGCGAGCATCAAATATTCTTATTCTGTTAGGATAGGTAACCCCTGAACCTGTTTCGTTGTATATTAAATAATATTTGCTATCTCTGTAGAACCCGAAGATTTTTCCTGAGAAGTTAATCTTGTCTACAAAGACGTCTTTATTGAATTGTGAAAGCTCTTTAAAGTTCACCCCGTCAAATAGGAAGACTCCAAGTGTGGGTCTTCTTGAAACAAAGTAAACTCCTTCGTCACCGCGAGCTATTGATAAAGGTGCGGCACAGCCACGTGAATTAGGTATGGGTCTGTAGGATGCGTTTGGGTAGTTCGATAGAGCGTAAGCTTTATCTGCCGTAAAAACTAAATCTTCATTACCTGACGGAAAGTTTGGAGCCATACCAGACGTGTCTTCTGGAAGGTCAATACTGAAAGCGTCATTAGCTAAAGACCACGTATTGGCATTGTTCCAGTTTCCCGTACCAGTCCTTGAGCCGTAAACTCTTTTGGGTACAGAGGTGGAGCCTTCCGCAAGCAATCTATTCTTCGAGTTGTAAATTCTTGCACAAGCAGTCGCTGGTTGACCTGTTGCGGCTGCAATCACATTCCCTACAGTCTTTCTCTTCAGGTTGTCTGTTGCATTTGTTATCCATAAAGCGTCTCCTGCTGAAACTGCATGGCTTAAAACACCAGATGAAAAAGCTGCGGCATTTTCTTGGTTAATTGACGAACCGTCTTTAATAACTAAATCGCCTGCGATAATTCCGTATACGGCTGTTCCGCCAGAATCCTTATGTTGAATAAGTAAGTCAGGCGCTGCGCTGTAACTTGCTCCACCGTCTGCAACTTCATTGAAGCCTTTAGAGCGCTCCATACCTCCTATGGAAATGGCATCCCAATTTTCTAAGACTCTGGCCTCGCTTATTTTCATAGCTTGGTCTTCAGAGACGGTGTTCTCACCACCAGAGAAAGAAAGTATCTCGAGGGCTAATTCTTGACCGTTTAAAGTGTCTAGGACGGGTTTATTTGTAATACCCACTTAGAAGTACCCTCCTCCTTGAACGTCTGTAGTTGACCCACCGCCGATAATATTTACATCTGGAACGGGGTACTGTTTGTCTAAGTAGTGGGCTTCGCCATCAAGCATAGCTTTACGAACAAACTCGAAATACATCTGACGGTATTTATTAGACTGTTCGTGTTTACCGATTTGCTGAAGGAGTTCTGCCGCTGCGTAGTAGACAGATGCTTCACGGTATTCTTCTGGGAATACTGATGTATCAGAGTCAGAAGATAATTCTGTTGTGGGTTTCCTAAAGTAATAGAGAAGATATGTCTGACCTGTTGACGAACCTATAAATTTAATTTTACGAGTTCCTGAAAACTCCCAGAAATAGTAGTAAGGCGGCGTTCCTGAATAGTTGTAATAGCGCTCATAGTCTTTAATAGAGATTTCACGGTCATTTGTAATAACCTGATTATTCACTATAAGAACAAATGTTTTTAACCAGTCAGAAGGAACAGAGATTTCAGCGCTAGCAACTGTGCCAGTTGCATATTCTTTTAATAGTAGAGAGTCTTTAGCGAATTGCAGTTCTCCCCTATTAATCTCTTTCTTTCTTTGTGCTAACGGGAACATGTCATCAGAACCCGTATTAGAATCGCCAAGGAGCGAACTTAACTTGCTCTGTTGGTCGCTAAATGTATAACTCATGCAGTCACCAGATTTCCTTTAAGGATTTTGTCGTATGCTTCTACCCAAAGGTGAGCTTTGGTTTGGGCGTTGTGATTTGTTTTAACTTCATCGTGGGCTTGTAAGGCGAGTTTGTTTCTTAAATTCTTGTCTTGAACAGCTTGGTCTAGGGCATCGAACCATCCATCATCCCCCACAAGTAATCCTGTTTCTTTATCTGTTATTACTTTGCTGTAGGGTGGGATATTTGAAGCGATGGTCATAAACTTCATCGTGGAATATTCCATCCACTTAATTGCAGATTTATTTCTATTAAACTGATTGTCTACTACTGGGCATAAACCGATGTCGAGATTGAGAAGTGCTAATTGGAATGGGTATGCATTGTGTTTTACCCACGGATGCCATTCTATTTGGTTCTGAGGAGCGTCTTTAAAGAGCCCTTGAAATCTCATATCACCGAAGAACACGAACTTTACGTTCTTGTGTTTCTTAAGGATATTGATTACGTGCTTATGGACCATGAATAGGTCTTCGTAGTGGGAAGCTCCACCTTGCCATCCAATTCTTATTTCTTTCTTAACCATCTCTACGTTTTGTGGGAAAAAGCGGAAGTCTATTAAGTTTGGGAGAACAGCTACGTTTGGATTTACTTTTAAAAATTCTTGTCTTAATTCTTCCGTTGTACATGTCACTAGGTCCGACTTTTTGAAGTTCAGCCTAAACATGTCTCTATGGTTAATGTTTCTTTCGATATTGAAAATTTTTTGACCTGTTGGAGAAACCATGTCTTCCGACCAAAGCATTTCTCTTGTCCCGTCTTCCCACACCCACTCAACTTCTTCAGTTCCAACATATTGGTAGTAAGGATTAAGTGGTGAGGTATTAAATGGGTCATCGTCATAGTCGGAGACAACAAATTTTCCGTATTTACGGCAAGTTTTAATGAAGGAAAACCAGGCTTCAGTAGCAGGACGCTGGAACACGATTAAATCAGCCCATAAAGCTTTATTTACCGAGGCATCGTCACCTAAGTTGCATTCCTTATGAAAAGCTACTTCTGCTAAACCTTGTTCATCAACTACTGACAAAGGTTGCAGGATTCGGTAAAAATTACAGGCTAATTCATCACGTTCAATTGCTAAGATACGCAAGCTAACTCCTCCATTTGATATTCAAGTTGTTTAGTAACCGTTCTCATGGAGTAAGCGTCATCAAATCCGTAAGAAGGTTTGTTGGGATAACCAAGACAAGATGGGGGTTCTTTTTCTTCAGTTTCGTTTTTGAACTTCGCCCACCCAAAATCTATTAATTTGATAATCCCGTCTTTAACCATGAGGTTGTCTAGCTTGATATCTCTGTGCTGTATGCCGAAGTGACTTAATTCGAGGAGGATAATTTCTAACTGGTGCTTCCAGTCTTTAGGAGCTGTTTCGATGGATAGAGCTGTTCCGCAGTCTTCTATCTCTATGCCTTGTTCGGATTTTCTTACTTGTGGGAAATGAACTGATTCGAGCTTACTTAGGATTCTGTATTCATTCTCTATGAGGTTATAGGCCTTATAACCTGTTTGGATTTTTCTAAACCAACCGTCTTCTGTCTTATCAACTACACTTGTAGCGCCTTTCCAATAGCCGTTATAAGCTCCTACTGTGGGGTCTTTAGGCTTTATCCATCCTACATTCGAAGCTTTTAATGCATCTAGCAGCTCTTCTGGTTTAACATCTCCAAGCCACCTCTTATATTCAGGAGAAATAAAATTCTTGTGGTGTATGGCGTGGTAGGCAAGGGCTATTCTGTGGTGAAGTGGGTCTGGTGTATAGAATCCTAGTTGGTTGTATTCTCTTGTTGAAAGAATAGAACGTTCGAAATCTTCTGGGTAGTAATCATCCCCCACGTGCCTTACATCCAAATAGATGTACGAATCTCCGATGGGTATTTTCATTCTTACACGTGGGTAGGGATGTTCTGGTTTAGCTTGTGGGAATATTTCTTTAAAGTGTTCAAAATCATACACAAGTAGGTCGAGGTCAGAGTGTTCACCAACAACAACGTCATAAGGCAACCCCTCCCAATTACGCAAAACAACATATTCAAAATTTATGTCGTTCATATATGAGAAGAATTGCCTTATGTTTTTCACTATTTAGAATATCCTTATAGCAATGATTTCTGCTTCTGTAACATCAATAGAGCCAGCGCTAGGGGCGGTTTCGATGGAACCAAATAGGCTTATAATGTCGCCTGAGTTTGTAGTTGTGTACAGTATGGGTGGGACTACTAGATTTCCTAAGGGTCCTGTCGTGGTGCTTGTTACCCCTGTTGGGAGAACGGTTGAAGCCCCTGTAATGTCTCCAGCGGTGTTATTAGTTCTGCGAAGCTTTATTGTTGCGTTCTTTGTTGCAGCGAATGTGGCGGCGTTAAATTTTACAACTGCTCTTGAGAAGATTAACCAAGTGCCTGGAGCATTTAATGTGACGGATGGGTCTGTCGTGCCAAAATCAAGGGCTGCAGATGTTGTTGTTAATTGGTATGCTGTACCTGCTGCATAAACCTGCTTTATATCAGTTGCTTGCATTGCTAATCTCCTTTTTCGGTTTCCAAAGCTGTCTCTTCGTTCCTTCAATTCCAAATTCTTCGAACATTTCTAATATGTTTAGATTTGCATTCTGTGTGTCTGAGTACTCAATATCGATACCTGCTGAGCGTATCGCTTGCTCATCTAGATACTTGTCTTTTGCCGAGGGGTTCGTAATGTATGTAGTGGCACCATAGAAATTAAGGTTATCGATGAGTCTTTGTGTGCCACGATTGTTAGAAACAACATCTGGAAGGATTTGTGCCTGGATATCTAAAACATCTTTTATCCATAGAATAAAGTTAGTGTTTAAGTCAGCTAAGTATTTCCCATCCGTATACTGCTTTTGATGAATACTCTCTAACCCACCACATACAGGCTTAGTCACCCACTTTTGTTTCTTCTGTAAGAAATACCGATTCTGATATCCGTTCTTTTCAAACTGTACTTGTGTGAGTAGAACGAAAATGTCGCACTGACTCATTTTGTAAAAGAAACCGAAGTGGGGAACGAAGTTAGGCTGGTGGATTGCTACTCGCACTTAAAAATGGTCCTGTTTTCAAAACCCGTGTATATCGGCTCTACGAAAAGGTAAAGCTCTTTAAGAGCTTCCTCTAAGCGTGGGGAATTTTTATTGCCATCACCCGATGGAGATATGAAGGCAACTTTGGAGTGATTCTTTATGTAGCGTAAGAAGTTAAGTCCATCGTGATAGTGAAGGTCTAAATATAGACAAAAATCGAAGTTGTTGTCGGTGGGTTGTGTAGTGCATTCAAAATTCATGTTATTGTCTTTAGCGAGTTTATTAACAAAATCTACTATCTCAGTGTCAATCTCTACACCGTTAACAAACTCACCACCTGCTTGTAAGAATTTAAAACCGAAATAGCCATTTGCACATCCGATATCAACAAGAGTCTTTCCCTGTATATCTCCCAAATGGTCCTTAATGGCGTACCAACGGGTTGAACAGTCAGTTCTTGATGGAGTGTCCCACGAACCTTTAAACGGCACTGGCTGGTATAGGTTTAGCAAATTTGTCCTGTAGGATTCTTTGTAAAAGAATGCTCATATCTACTGAGTCGGTTAATACGGCTGTGTGGCCATCATCAGTGAAATAGCGGTAGGTATACAAATTAACTGCGTCTTTATACTGCTCACGTTCTGCGTCATGAAGAATCACGACTGATTTATCTACTAAAACTTCTCGTACAAGGTCTAAGCATCTAGCTCTTTCTCTACCGTCTACGAAAGCTAGGTCGTACTTCATGTCTTCCCATGCACGTGGGTATGCGTCTAATTCTCTTAAAAAAATGTTCGTATTCGGAAGATTAAGTTTTTTGATTAATTCGAAATAAACGGGGTCGTGTTCAATGCTAGTTAAGTGTTCTACGCTTGGATATAAGGCAAGAATCTGTGTAGAGTTACCAGTCCCGTACTCTATAACCCTCTTCGGTTTAAGAGCGTCGAGGACTGTGTATAAAGTTTCTTGATATGAGATATAGCTACTTGCTGTGTTCGACACTTAGCTTTTCCAATAAACTTTGTGGAGTGTGCATCCAAGAGTGGAAGTACCAGAGTTCGTGTGTTTTATCGAAATCGTTGTGTTCAAGCGATAACCAACCGTCTTCAAACTTAACTAGTTCTATATCGTGCTTGTCACAAATTCTGTCTGTGTCTGCATTCCATTTATTAAATGGTGGGACAAAAATTCTGGTGTTAAGAAGATTGCAGGAAGTGACTATCGAGGCTTCTTGAAGTTCTGGGCTAATCTTACTGTGGTCTAAGTGCCATAGGCCGTGGGAAACAATTTTCACCCCTTCTGGCGCGCTATAGCGTTCACAGACCCTATCAACTTCCAGAAAATATTCAAAAGGTTTAGATTTAAATGGAGTCGCAGGATAAACTGAACCCTTTTTATTTTCACGGCTGAATATAGTGATACAAGACCAAATTTCTGCTTTAGGAAAAAGGTGTTTAATCCCACGATACATTTCATCGAGTTCAAAAAAGTTTGAGTTGTAATTCACATCATCATTACGGAATATCACTCAACACCCCACGCTATTTGTCTACCAACGTTTACAGAGTATTCGTGGTGCTCTGGGGATTTAATATGTTCAGGGTGGAGTCCTGACCAGTGCCCTAGGTCTTGAAAAGTGACGTTGGTAAGCCAACCTACTTTTGGTTCTTTCTCTAAAATAATTTGATTTAATAGGTGGGTTGCACCTTTAATTCCGTTGATAGAGAATTCTTCAAAGTAGATATCTTCAACAAGCGAAGACCTCATTGCCCACAACCCACCAACAATTTTCGCAGGGCGGTACGGGAGGCCTTCTTCAAATTTACCGTAGGTATGTGCAGCGTCAGAGGGATACACATTAGGGCTAACAATATCAACAGGAAATGAATCCAAAACGCCCACAACATCAGCCAGCCAATTTTTAGGAACAACGCAATCATTGTCCACCTTCACTATATATTTAAAGTCCTTAGCTAATTTAAAAAACGGAATGATAACGTTGCGAAGGCCTTTGGTTTGTGGGTTTTTAACAACTTCTTTCCAAGTAAATTTAGACTTTTCTAAAATCTCGCTAGTCCCGTCTTGGGAGTTGTCATCTACGAGATAAAAAAATGTATCTTTGTATTCCTGAGCTTCCTCTAACGACTTAATGCACTTAGCGGTGTATTCAGGACGTTTGAAACATGGGACTATTACTGCAACCTTAGACATCTAGTTTTTCAGAAGCCTCTTTGACGGCCTTAGCAAGTTCGTTGAATTCGCTTTGTGAAAGTTCAAGCCTTAAATCTCGAATCTTCAAATGTATGTAATCTTGGTCTTTAAAGTCAGCGCCTTCTGCGAATATTCTTCCTTCGTGCTTTGCGTAAAGGTTGTTATTGAGATTTATTTTGAGGTCTTTGTCTTGGAGTGGGTTTTTAGCGACTTCTTTGCGGCAGAGTTCAATATGAACTCCTTCTTCTGGGTTAGGCATTCCTCTTTCTTCCCAACGACGCAGCGAATCTCTCATCCCTTGTGCCATCGAAATCCAGTCTTCAAGCGACATAAGAATACGAAGGTTTCTATAGTGGACGTGAACTTTCTCACAGATTTCCACTACAAAACGGTTGTTAAAGATTGCCTTTGTGTCTAATTCTCTTGTTGAGAGGTTGCGGATTGTCTGTCCCATTAGCTTGTAGTTACTATCTCCTTTTGGCTGTTTGAACCGTAAATCATCTTTACCCACATAAGTACTTGCATAGCGTCATCCCCTTGGCAGATTCTCTTCATAAATTTCCGCCAAATTTTTTCATTGTCGTTAGACCAAAAATCGTAATAGACAAGGTTCACCATGAATAAATAGAGCTCTTGTGGGATTTCGTAATCAAACTTAAATTCTCTAGATTCGCTCCAGCCGATGGAGTCTGTGTACTTGCCTTTAATGCCGTGTTCTTTCAATTCATCCCACTTCAATTTGTTTTGCATTCTTGTGACTTCACACAGAAACGGAAATGAATCGATTTGTTTTTCAATAAACTTTTTAGAGACTTCTTTAATGAAATCTATTGGTGATAATTTCTTATCACCCTTCATTGTTTCTTTGATTGCTTCGAGTCTTAGTGTGTCGTTGAGTTGGGAAAGTGGGATGTTGTTATTATTCATATTAAGTTGGGTGAGGGCTGTTACACCCCCACCCAATTTCCTTAAATTGCTTAAGCTATAGTTCCGCCCGATTTCAGGTAGGAGTGTTTAGCGTGAGCTTTTTCGTTACCCCAGTTGAGGGTCATTTCAGCTTCTACCCAACCTTTAACGGAAGAGGCAGTAGCGGCACCCTTGTACTGAGCAATGTCACGAAGAACCGCAACTCTGATTAAATCAGGAGTTACGATGGTGATTCTGCGTGTCATGTGTTGTCTATCAGGAATAATATCGACGGTACCGAAGGAACCTTCGTACTTGTTGATGTTCGCGATAGCTGTACGGGCTGAGGCTTCGATGTTGAAGCTGTAACCTGTTTTGGCAGAGAACTTCTTCGAGATAACCATCTTCTGGTGTCCACCGCAGAATAGCGCACGAGGGTCGCCACCTTGGTTCCAGATTTTACGAAGAAGAACGTTAACGTTGTCTTCAGTCAACTGAATGTTGGCAGATGAACCAGTACCAGTACCAACAGCGGTGTTAGTAACAATCGCTTTTTGGATACCTTTAGCTTTTCTCGCTGCTGACGTTGTACCTGCGCTGGAGTTACCAGTGTTCAGGAAGATTTTGTCGTAGTCATTTAAGAGGGCTTTCATCGCCTTCATGACTTCACGAGCAACGGCATCAGAGATACCAGCTGTTTGAACTGCCATTTGAGTGAAAGTCACATCCCAGTTACGGAGACGGATGTGGCAATAGTTCTGGTGGCGAGTTCTGGTTGCGGGTTGTGTATAGCTGATGGACGCACCTTCAACGATACCCGTTGTAGAAGCGGCTGCTAAGCTATCTGCTTGCCATTCATGTTTAACTGCATTTGCTGATTCTTTTTTCGCCATTGAGAAAAAGGGAACCTCATCTGCGAAAAGTTCTGCAACTTGGTTCGTAAGGGATTCTCTATTCCCTTTAGCGAAAAACGAATTGACTTGTGTTGAAGCCATTATTTCTCCTGTTTACCGACGAAACTCATCAGGTATCAGAGAATCAGTGTTCATCTTCTTTTTGATAAAATCAGCTTTGTCTTCAAACGTGCCGTTAGCTGCCCGTTTATAGAGCTTGGCTTCGTCGGAGACTTTGCTGTTGCCTTTTTGAATGGCTGTATCTAAAGAGATTTTCTTTTTCACTGTGTTCAGCTTTCGCTCAAGTTCAACTGCTTTAGATTTACCTGCTGATAGTTTTGACAATTCTCTGTAGTGTTCGAGGGCTAGATTCCAAGCTTCAGCCTGACCATTGACACTTTTTTGTAACGACGCAGAGCGTTCGAAGATGCCTTTTGCATAACCAAAAATTGTTTGTTTTGTGGCATCGTCTAATTGGTCTGGTGTGGTTTCCACAGCTTCATAGAACCGCTCAACCTGTTGTTTTTGAAACCTTTGTGGGGTTGTCTCAATAACAGATTTGATTTTGTCTTCCAGTTCTAATAACTGTTCTGCCTTTGTGTCGTCTGTTTCACGACGAATCGCTAAAGCAACTTTTGTTTTAAGCGCTTTAAGCTCTGATTCGCTCATTTGCTCGAGCTTGGCTAGGTCTGGGTCAGTGTTGGAGTTTGATTGGGATTGTGATTCGAGCTTCGCAAGTCTTTGCTCAAGGAGCTTTTTCTCTCGTGTTAGCTCATTAATCCTTTTCTGAACACTGTCCTTAGCTTTGGGTTCTAGTTCTGAATCTTCGCCTTCTTCGGTAGTTGTGGGTTCCTCTTGGGTTTCCTCACTAACTTCTTCTGCTTCAGCTTCTTCAGATACTTCCTCATTTACTTCTTCCTGAAGCTGTTCTCCAAGAAGATGTTTTTTCATTTGGTCGTCAAGACCAGCAGATAAATCTAAAGACTTAACGATGTCCTTAGCGATTTCTGTTTCTCTTTTTACCAGTTCTTGTTGTTCGGCTTGTTTTTGTTCTTCTGTTGATTTGTTTTCTGTTACGGGCATTTAGGTATTCCTCTTCACGCCGATTGTTGTAGCCTGGCGAGTAGGCCCAGCGAACGGTTTCACAGTTTTATGTCGTGAGGGACATCTCAAGTTTTCGCCGTCTTTGGGGACGTGTTCGCTAATCTTGTGGGTGGTGATAAAAAGTAGAGTTTTCGGATTGCCTTGGTTCGGCAATTGTGTAACTGGGTTCAGGTTGTTTAGTGTCTAGTGGACGAACTAGGGCGTCTTTGTCATGAACAAATTGCTCAAGGTCATCCCACAGAGCATCTGCCATCTCTAAACGTCCTAACACTCGTTCTGATGAAAGTTTTCCGTCTTTATTCGACTGAATTTCTGCTGATATTCTTCCGGCTGTTAAAGCCTTAATGACTGCTCCAATTTCCCCTCTTAAAGCTCTCTCCACAACATCACCCACATAGACAATGCTTTCAGAGTCTTTCTGAGAACATCTAATCAGTCTTTCTTCGATGTCTAGTGCGTGGGTGTTTCGGATTTGCTTTTTTTGTCTCTTGGGTTTTTGGAGCTTTGCTTTAGCCATCAGCGTATTTTTTGCCTTGTATGATTGAGAGTTTTCTTTCTTTGTCTAATTCAAGCGAATCAGATATTTTTCTAATTCCCATTTGCTTTTGCAGTTCAGCCATTTCTTGTTGAGCTTGAGCTTGAATTTGCTGCTGCTGCATCTGTGCCATTTCTTCGGGTGTGTAGAGAAGAAGGCGCGACATCTTCATATCTAATTCATCAAGTGCAAGCTTACGGAGTTCTAATTGTTTAATGTGTGGGTCACCAGCAAATCTATCGAGAATTGATAGTGCTTTGTTTGCACGAAGAACGGGATTTGAATTATCAAGTCTTCCGTTAGGAACACGGTTAAACTTCCCTTGGATTTCTTTGCGAGAAATTCTCATAGGACGTTCATTCGTAATCATGATGTATTCTTCTTCATCACCAAATTGGTCATACAAAGCATCAATTTGGTAATACACATCAGCCATTTGCTGCTGGAAAACCAACAAATCCATCGATTGAAGCTGTCCAGAAGCGCTGGCTATTTCCGCGACTTCAGTAGCTGATTTTCTGCCGGACTGAGTGTTGCCTGGTGTGTTATTTGCTTGTGAAATTGCCGCTGTGAGATTTCCAATTCTGTCGTTGGACCATGCTTTTAAGTACTGCATGGAATTAAACCGGTTGGCTTGACCTAAGTTTTGATTTTGAACAACCTGATAATCAGCAGAGCCGTTTTCAGTTTCAACAACTTGTCCTGGTATGTAGCGGAGATTTCTTAAATTCTTTACTGAGTTTTTTCTAGCGACGACTGTGGGAGAGTTGCTGATAGTTCCTGCGTCAATGTCTTGATTAAAAAGAGTAGAAATACCAGTTTGAAAATCGTCATCAAGTGCAGGGATACCACGGGAAGACATGATTTCAGCATCGTTTAACTCTCTCCTAACAACTACGTATGGGAATTGACCATGGTCGTATGGATTTTCTATAAATCTTAAAACCGCACTGGGGTCAGAATCAGGATATGTGCTAATAACTTTTTCTTCTATCCCGTCACCATTAACGTCAAACCATGTGCAAACTTCGTGCATAAGGATAAGGTCTTCATTTCTCTTATCCATCGTTACACCATCACGAATGGCTTTTAAGTTGTCGCCTGTTGTTAATTGGTAGCTCTTTGTGCTCCAACCATCTATTTCGTCATCGCTAAACTTTTCGTATTTGCCGTTTTCCATGGCAATCTTTAAATCGTTCTTAGAAGCCCAGAAACGGTAATCAATGAAATATGCGTTTTGTATGTCGGTTGTTCCGATGGGGAACGTTACATCTTGACGTGGGTCACATGCCTTGAGAACTGGGTGATTAGCGGCTTTCTCGACAAACTCAAGTTCAAACTTTGTTTTGCCTTCACGAAATTCTTCAATTGCTTCTTGAATGGCATCTACGTTTTCCTGGAAGGTTAAATCTGGTTTAAGAGCTTCAGCTACAATCTGGAAAAGAATTTCATCTGTAACTTCCGGCATGAACATAGCATCGACCACTTCAGAGTCAATTTCGGCTAGGTCCAAATACTTGATGTATTTACGTGTCTCGAATTTCCAATAAATTTTAAAAAGTGTGTAGCCGCGCTGAAGCATGTAATCAACGCCGAGACAATATTCTTTGAATGGTTTGACTTGGGTTTTTACTCGCCAATCGAAAAGGATTTCTCTTTTCTTAGCAGGTTCTATATCTTCTGGCCCGTAGGGTTCAAATGAGACTATTGGAGTTACACTAAAAGCAAGGTTGATATAAGCAGGCTTAAGACGATTAATATCCGAATCAATTTGCGGTAGAACAAAGTTAGCTGCTCCTACCCACGGGAAAGTACGCTTTGCCCTTATTCCGTATCTTTTACGAGTGTACTCATCCTGTCGGTTTTCCCACTCAGCCCTGTCAGAACGCGATGCCTGTATGTCTTTATCTAACTGACTAACAAAATCTTTTATCTCTTGAGAAACCTTTAGCGCATTTACGTTATCGAGTGCGTCTGGGGCTTCTTGAGTTGCTTTAGCCATTTACTTTTCCGTTTCTTTACTTTGTACCGAAGGGCTTAACTTGGGTTTTGCTGGGGATGGAATATTTCTTATCTTCTCTATCGATTTTTTCTGTTCTTTGGGCGGATTGTTTTAAGGATTTAATATTGAAATCTGCGCCTTCGTCTTCACAATAAACTTTTGTCATTTCTGTCCATCTCCTTTGCATTCTGTGCAAATAAATTCGTCGTTAATGTATCTTTTGTAGGTGTCTTTCTTACAGGTCTTACAAAATTCAATCTTGGATACTGGGGCCATAACCTGAATAATCCTGAATGGGTGAAAGTTCTTCTGGTTGAACTAAGGTTCCGAAGTGGGATTTATCAACTATCTTTGAGTAGTACTCGGAAGCATCAAGTCTTGGGGACTGCTCAAGTGCGTAAAGCCCCATAACAAAAGCGTCAGCTCTATCAGGTGAGCGGTGTAAGCGTTTCTTAATGTCGTCTTTAGATTCGACTTGAACTTTGCCGTTAGTAGTAAACTTAAACTTGGGTGAAGCCAGTTGCCCTTTCAAAAGATGGTCGTTAGGGATAGATACTTCACCAGCCGAAAACTTCTCGGCAGCTTCCATCCACATCTGTGTCCTTAGATTGAAGTATTTCTTTTCTTTTGTTTCTCGGGTGGGTTTACTTGAAGAATTGAGAGCTAAAGTCTCTTCTCCAAGTTCATTTAACGCATCAACGATTCCTGCCCCAATTCCGATTTCGTCCACAGCAATTAAAGTCGCGTTGTATTTGTTTTTAAGGATTGCAAGACGACCCGCTGTGTCCATGGTGGACTTATTTTCTAGAAATATTTGTTCTTTGATGTAGGCACAGTTGGGGGTCTGTTCCATCACATAAATGACGTTTTCGTCATCACCAAATCTTGCTGGGTCGTTAACAATGATTCTTTTTAGAACAGCATCATAGGGCTGTTTATTAACAGCTTGTTCTACCCAAGACTGCTGGATAACAATGTCATGTCCAGATAGGTCATCCCAACTCCCGTGCAGATAGGCTTGAAGAAGTGCAGGTCTATGAGCGAAGGCTTCCGCAAGGTTATCCACATAACCGCTAGGTAGGTATGGATTGTCCGTGGGAAGAGCTGGAATAAATTTGAACCCAGGTTTTGGATTCAAAAGAAAGTCGTCTTTAAGCCAACATTGGGCAGGGTTAGCGGTAAGACGGACTAAGTAGGAGGGTTCTGACCCACCTGGAAGCTTATGGCGAAGTGTACCTCTTAACATCGCAAATGAATCTTTATCTATTTCCTCAGCCTGGTCTACCCCAATAGCCCCGTATTCGGCTGAGTTTAGGGATTGAATAAGTAATGGGTCATCTAATCCGCCGTAATCGATAACGGATTTAGTGACATCTATAAAAATCTTTTTCTTTTGTTCGTTTACGCGGAATAGCTCGTTAGGAATGGCTTTTTTCCATGTCTCAAGAGTCGTGTTGGTGAAGTCAACTGACCTACGACGGCAGAAGAAGAGCTTATTACCCTTGTACTTAAGAGCTTGGGAGAACATCCAGATGCATAGCCACCAGCTTTTTCCTCCCCCTTTTGCTCCACCGTAAAGAACATAAGGGTCTTCGGCGTGCTGGGCTAGTAATTGCCTGTCAGATAGCGCGAACTTTAGCTGCCTTACCGCCTTAGCGACTCGACCCGCTTTTAAACGCCCGTCTCTTGGAGGATTAAGTTCCGCATCTACTACGGGAGAATGCCCTTCTTTTGCGTTTATAGCCTCTTTAGCGAACGTTCGTTCGTTTTCCTGGTCAGGATATGTCTTATCTGTCAACTCTTTACCTTGGGCTTAAAAAGTAGGTTTATAAGGCTATTTGAGGTCTAGCTGAAGCGCAGTACTGGCAGTATTTGTAGTTTGTAGGTACGCTCATTAAAACATTCGAGCCGTAATTAATTGCGTAATCTCCAATATTCGGGTCGTATTGGATGTGGTCGCACCATTTTGGGATATTTGGAATCAGCTTAATATTTTGAACTGGCTTACCACATTTATTGTGATGATTTGATTCATTCACGTAGAACGTTTGACCTTCGTTGTCACAGTTACAGTAATTTTTGTTAAAAGCCATTTTTGGGTTTTTTTATAATATAGAAGTCAATTTTGGGGCGGATGATGTGGGGGAGGTATTAATATTAACCCCACCCCCCTCTATTGGGAAGGCCAGGGGGCTCCACCCGTTACCTCTTGCCAGCTTTCCTTCTCTCTTCAAACCTTGGCGCCTCTTCCTTCCATTCATTCAAAGCTTCTTCAATTCAAAACAATCAAACAAAAAACTAAGATTACAAAAAACTTAGATATTTCTAATGTCCTATAATACCAAGTAGGTTTGGTTGGCTCAGAGGGGAACTTTCAAAACTCAAATTATCGAGTACAAAACCACAACCTATTGTGGTCATTTCTCTATTTTTCCTCTGTTTTTTGCACATCAATTGATGCCTTTTTTTCGCTATCGCTTAACACGTTTTTAGCACTTACGAAGGTGATTTCTATGCTTTCAATGTGGGTTTGTGAGTTCTTTGTGCCTTCGTTAGGGATCGCGTCTTGGAGTTTATAGGCGAACTTTGTAGCATCGAGTCCAATTCCCTCATTTTCCGAGTTCGTGAACTTCTTAAGCTTTTGATTTAGCTCTGGAATCGACAATCCTGTCTCGTCCATAAGCTTAACCACTCTTTCCCTCACGCTAGGTTTTGCTAACAGCTCACTAGCACAAGCTCTAGCTGAATCACTCTTAGCATTAGGATATGTTTCAGAGTATGCGTGGGTTCCGTTGCCTTTATGCTTTATCATGTTCCTAGCGAACTCTTCGTGCTTTAGGTTCTTTAGGGGCTTTGATGTGGGTTTTTTAGGCATCGTGGTCTATCTGTGGGTTTTTAGATAACTTTTTATGTCTGTATAATTCTTTTAAATGGCTATCAAACAAAAATTCTTCAACAGGTCCAAACTCCCCGTCTAATCTGTATGCATCATCGGGGTTATCTATGTAATATTTATTCATGGTGGGACTTTCAGAAAATTGGTGGGATTTCTTACTTACAAGTAAATTATACCACTAATAGTATATTCTGTCAATCATAATACTACATATAGTATACAAAAATATTTTAATTATTTTTCATTTTGTGCTTGCATTATACGTGTACACGTGTATAATTTACTCATGACCGATAGCGATAGAGATTTAACGAAGTTAACATTAACAGTGGATAAAGAAGTGATTAAGCAGGCGAAAATAAAGTCAGTTAATCTTGGTATGTCGTTATCTAAAGTAATAGAACGCTTTTTAATTGATTGGATAAAGAAATGATTTTTTTTGACGAAAACAATACGTGTTCACGTGGGATTTTTTTTAACCAAAATGATACGTATACACGTAATGAGAACGCTATGAGAGAAGAACTATATCGCCAGTACTCTTACGGGATTATTGAGGACTGGTCAGAGTTAGTGGAGAAGTTGAAGCAACTTAACAAGGAGGGTAAGTAAATGGACATGTGGGCAACGGAAAGAAGCAAGGCAGTAATTTATGAATGTGGGTTAAAGGTGTTAATGACCGAATACGACACTCTAACAATTAAAAACCCATACCGTTTGATTGTTTGGAAACCAAAAGCAATTAAACCTTTCATTCATTATGTATTCCCATCTATAGAGGCTCGACAAAAATATTTAGATGAGGTGATTAAAAGGTTTGAATCTTCACAAGCTCAAAAGATGATTTGGAAGCTTGAGAGACAAGGTATTGGAGTGAATATCAGCCAAGCTGTGAAGGTTGGGGACATTTTTAACTGCTCTTGGGGTTATGACCAAACAAATCAAGACTACTATCAAGTCATAGCGATAAATAAAAGAACAGTAACGATTAGAGAAATAGCAAGCCAGCACATAGATAAATCTACAGGTAATAACATGGCCGCCTATGTTGTGCCTGTTAAAGATAGCTTTGTGGGTGAGCCAATGAAAAAGCTAATGCAGTTCTCAGACGGTAAACCATATTTAACTATAACCTCTTATAGCTCGGCTAGTTTATGGGATGGTAAACCAGATTATTGTTCTTGGTACGCATAACAACAACACAAAAAGGAGTATAGACAATGGATTATCTATTCAACTTTGAAATAAGCGGTAAGAAATACAGAGCAAGAGTGCCACTATCGCTTGAGCACTATGTATTAGAACGCTTTAACGGCTATGCATACGAAAAAGTACGTTGTTTTACTGACGCTGAAGAAAGACGTTTTCCAAAGGCGGCGGCTTATGTTTCTACTGCATATTTACACGGATTAAGAAAACAAACGGAGACACAAAACAATGACTAAACAAACATGGCACGAAGCAAGAATGGGTAATGACCATCAAGGTTTAATTATCGAAGAAGAAACCGGAAGGAATGTCGCAGTAACTTACAAAAAAGAAGATGCTCCTATCATAGTCAAAGCAGTTAATAGTCATGATGCGCTTGTGGAAGCGTTACATTCAATAATTATTAACTCTGACGATCAATCTAAGGTTATTAAGCTCGCTAAAGACGCCCTTAAACTAACAGGTGAAGCATGAGAATAATAGCGGGGGTAGCGAGTTTATTTCTCTTGTGGGTTGTCTGGGGTGGGTTACTTGGGACGTTTCTATTAATCGATTTAATGGGGGTGATTCGATGAAGTATTTAGTTATGTGGTGCGAAGACCATGAAGTTGTAGTTGAGACTGACACAAAGGAACTTGCTGAATGGATGGCAACTGTTAACAAAGCTCCAAATGAAACAAGAAAGAAAGCTCATTCATTTGATGTGAGGTGCTTAGATGATAACAAGTAGACCTAGATATCGCGTGTGCTTCCCTATCCAGTCATGGCAAACGGTTTATAACGATTTAAGATTTATCGGTTATACCCACGATAAAGCTTATAGGCTTGTTGTTTGTATTTTTAGGAGTTCCGAAAGTTCATCAGAGTAGCTATAGAGATACGAAATGCTTTCGCTAGTTTCTCAACTGTGTCTAGGCGTATTGATGGTGGGTTTTTTGACTCAATTCTTTGGTAATAGCGGGTATCTAGCTGTGCTCTCTCAGCTATTTCTTCCTGAGTTAATTTGTATCGCTTACGTAAACGTCTTAGTTGTTTTGCGAAAGCTTTATCAATTGGCATCCGAGCATTATGCGATACACGTTATTAAATATACACGGTTGTTTTGTACCACGGTGTGTTATTACCGTGCGTGGAATTAGGACAGTTGTTTACGGATTGGTGCAATTGTTTGAGCTGTGGGTTTCTGTAATAGTGTCAAAAAAAGGAGTTTAAATGATGCGTATTATGGAGGAAAGCTTGACGATTAAAGATATAGCTTATGAGGCTTTAGAGAATTTAAAGTCTGGTAGCGCAAGGCCATGGGTTAAAATAATGGTGAGGAATATATGTGGGGATTTTGACCAATGGAGACGTGATTTTTTCTACGACTCTTTGCAGTTGATTGCTTCAGGCGTTGCATTTGAAGATGTCCCACTCGAAGAAGGTATGTCAAAGATAAACGCTTGGTTAATCAGCGACCCAGTAAGAATTAAGTATATTAAGACTGCACTGGAAGCCGTGGGAGTCACAAGAAGTGAGCATGGGGTTGTTGTAGCAAAGGTAGCTTACTTTACTGAAAAGCAGGAAGTGTATAACGAGACTAAAGAGTATTTGGAAAAGATTCTTAAATCAAGGAGTGATGTATAATGTGGGTTTCTTGGAGGATTAAGTGAATATTCAAAGAACAAACAAAAAAAAGAAATCAATCCAAATAACAGCACTTGAATCAATTCATAATGTAGCAGATCAAATTTATAAGCAAGATAGTAAGCTGCATCGCTCTAGAAAAGGCCAAATGATAGCTTGGAAAAGAGCATTTCAAGTGGTTCAAGAGGTAATTCAAAATCCGTGGGGAGTTTTTGAAGAATCAATAGAGGGGTTAAACCACGCCATGCCACCAAGAAAGAAAAAGAAAGTACATCCAACACCTGAAGAAATAATGAATGATGCTTTAGCTGGGATTTATAAGGAACCTAAACAGGGTCAAATGAAACCTAGTGATAGGATTATGGAGATATGGCGGACAATGCCGATAACTAAGACAACTCCACCGCTCAATAATTTAATCCAGGCGATAGTTAATTATCTTGATGAGCAATATGAGAAGGAGTCCAACTAGACCATGAATGTGGGAAGAAAAAAGAAAAAGCCATCTATAAACCAACAAATAAAAGATATCTGGAATCAAGGTAAAGATATAAACTCTCTTTTAGGTAAACTAAAAGTCTGTGAGCATGATTTTTTAGAAATTAAGCCTGATTGCAAATGCCATAAAAAGTTTAGATGTAAGTGTGGGGATGTTGTAAGGCTAGGCGGTTTTACATGCGAAAAAAATAAAATTAAACCAAGGAAATTAATAAATAAAATTAACATATATGAAGCCAAGTTCCCACCGCCTCTACATAATTAAAGATAACAAAGGTCAGAAGGAAGTTGAGTGGCTTACTGCCTTATGTTATTGCGATAAACACACTGACCATGCAGCTACAATGCAGCACTGCGTTGAACATGATGTAGTGTATTACTTAGAGTGTGAGGACTGCATACAGGAAATGATTAAGGGTAAGAAGTTTGGTTTAGGTGGGAATGTTTGCGAGGAACACCCTGATAAGCCATGGGGACATGATGGATGTAGAGGAGCTGGAAGAAAAAAATAATTTATAGCACATTTGCTATATTTTCTGATTTGTCAATTTGTATCATATTTGATACATTTGGTTTTGTGGGTCATTCCAGCTCCTCTTTGCATTTATCACACTTAAGCACTTTGATTGATTCAAATCTTCTCTGCAACTCTTCCGATTGTTCTGTTGTCCATGGTGCATAGAGAGCTATTCTTCCGCAAAAACCTAACAGGCCAAGTGTAAGCTCAAACTGTGGGCCGTGTTTGTCATATTCAAATTCAAAGGTGATAACAGTAAAAGTGACCCAATTAAATCCGTTTGGTTTAAGAAGCTCTAACCAATTACACCAGAAGCTTATGTTTCCTGTTTTCCACTCCATCACTTCCTCCTCCTCTTGGTGTTTAGTGGGGTTATTTTGATTTCAAATGGAGTCTCTAATAAATCCCAACCTGATTTAATAAGCTGTTCATGTGAGAAGTAAAATGCAAAGTACCCAACCTCGCCAACAACTCCGTCCATTAAAGAGATAATCGGCTTTATTTTCTTAACCTTCTTCCTCACCTTCTTAGTGTGGGTACTCACGCTTCTCCTTTGAGTTTCTTATCAAGATTTTTCATCACATTGGTCATAAAATTATCAGTCTTGTCTTCCCAGCAATTAAGACACTTCTCATCGAAAGTATTTTTATGATAATTCTCATGAATGATTGTGTTAAATTCCTTTAATTCACTCATCCTATCTCTCCTCTCCCTCATTGTTCATAACATCATCCTTTGTGTGTTGATTAAACGTTTCTTGGCTATCTCGCAGTATTTTGGTTCAATCTCAATTCCGATAGCGGGCCTACTTAGCGCCTTACAAGCCATAAGAGTGGAACCCGAACCCATAAAAGGGTCTAGTACACCTCCAGCATGGGATTCAAGTATCGGATAGTAAACAGCCATTGGCTTTTCGTTTGGATGTACTAAATGCTCTGGGGCAACTTTCGCTTGTCTAATAACATCCACAGGCCGACGTAAGAATTTATGCTCTGGGCCAGGGTAATAGGCACATGCTTCCCACTGTCTACCAAATTCATGGTTCAAATCTCCCATTGAATGACATTTCTTATCCCAAGCAATAAATGATTTTGGCTTTGGGATTTCATACAAGTTGTCCCATCGACACCAAACAAACATTGCATTCTTAGGCTTTAAAGTTTCAAATATCCACATAGGAAACTCTTTGTCGCCATGAATCTTATCTTTCCATTGAGACTTGTCAGTCCGCCAGGCGGACTGGTAATCCATCCCATAAGGAGGGTCTGTAATAACCAAATCATAGGTTCCTAGTAACGGAACGATTACTTGACTATCCCCACAGTAAATCTTAATTTCAGGATTCTTTTCTTCGTAGTAGAGATAATCTTCTAACTTCTTCACCGATTAAACACCCTTCTAACCGTATAGCTTCTTACGATTGATATAGCCGTAAACCAAAGACCTATGAGGAAATTGTCCCTAATTGGTATGTGTATCCCGAATAGTGGAATATCAATACCTGACTTGTAACCGCAACAGCATATCCGATAGCAACATTCACACAAGACTCAACGAAACTCATCTTCCTAGACTGCATTACTCTCCCTCACACTTTGGGTTGGGTGGGGTCTTTCTACACATCATAACGACAAGAAATTTGACCTGTTCATCCTCGTAGTTAGAATCAAGCCAGTTTGTGTAGTGGTATATGACTGGTTGTTCAGGTTCAATTTTTTGCATAAAAACCATATCTTTAAATTCCATTGCTCCACCACGAAAACCAGCACCTTCTTCTATTTGGTTCATAGCATCTTTTAATAAACCAAAAGGGTATTTATCAGTCATCACTCACTCTTTTCCTTTGTGTGGGGTTCCACAGATGGGGCAGAACATAAAATACTCTGTATGGCTTTGACCAAGAGTTGAAAAAGAATCAACATGCCTGTAAAGCTTTAATCCATCGCCATGGTTCTTCATATGCTCACACCATTCCTTACTCATGATTTATCCTTTCACCCAACAAACTATTAGTGGGAGCAAAATGACTGTTAGAAGAAATACAAATTCAAAGATGGTGTGGGTTATTTTGGTCATTGGATTGTCGTTTACCTTTTTTAAAAACACTAATTTAGTAGTTAGTTAGTTGGCCAAATCGACTCGTCGTATTTAAAACAGATTTGGCAAATTCCATGATTAAATTTGTGGTTCTTGAATCTATTCCGACAAAGAAAAGCTTTTATCTTCCATTCCAATCGAAATAAAAACTCTTTCATCTGACGACAAACTCCCACTTAGCTTCTTCTTTGCATTTACCCATCCAGCTTGTCCATTCACATACTTCAGAGTCAGTGTGGGGTTCAAAGATTCCGGTGTGCTTCTTTTCCAGTTTTTCTTTATGTTTAGCGCATAGTGCATACCAGCGTTCGTTAGAGAAGGTCATTTGTATTCCTCAATTAATCTTTCTAGGTACCACTGAGCCTTTAGTAAATCTTCTTTACCGTTTTTTTCTTTGTACCGAGTGACGTACTTAATTACATTCCCTTGAGCAAAAGACATATTCTTTGACTTGATATAGTCGTAAGTCTCTATGCCGGATATGTAGTGGCGTGGGAGATTTACTGGGTCGTGGTTATTTTTTTCTTTTTTCATTTGCTATCCTTGTTCGGGCAATCCTTTTTGTGTTTCCCTCTTCCAACTACACACCATCTGCAAAGTGACATAGGTCTCTCCTTTTTTGTGGGTTTTCTTAGCCTTTTAAACGCTAGCTTTATTTCACTTATTAGTTTTTTTATTCTTTGATTCTTTTTCATCTAGCTCTTTTAGTTTCGATTTATATTTCATGTGGATTTCTTCTAAAGACTCAACTGTCCACTTTCCGGTTCTAGTTCTACTTTCAATCATGCGTTCTACAAATTCTCTTCCGTGTCTTGCTCTTAGTAGTAAGTAGTAGGCTGTCCAGTTCCCACCCAAGATGCAGTTACAGACGTAGCATTGTGGGTTTACCCCGTCTTCATCGAATAAGACTTCAGCGCTCCTACCTGGGATAAAGTGACCTGCTTGAAGTTTTTTCCAGTGGGATTTTGTCCCACATGTAACACATTCACTCATCCCGTCTTTATCAGCGCTTTTTCTTCTTATGTACTCCGAGAAGACTTTCCACGCTTTTTTCTTTAATTTTGCAACACTTGGGTGCTTTATTTTTTTCATGTTTCTTTACGTGTTTAATGTAGTCACAAGATTCTGTGAATCTTCGTTTACAGTGACATTTGTATTTGGCTGCTCTTGTGGGCATTCTTGGACCTCAGTTTGAGTGTTATCTATGAAATAAAGTTTTTCTTCAGCAAGTTCATACGAGACTTTTACATTGCAATTTCTTTGTGTTCTTTGGATGAGGCTTCTAAATTGCTCTTTATTTAAATTTAAATTTAGTTTTTCCATAATCTGTTGGTGGGAAAGTTTTGAGCCGTCTTTCAATAAATTAAATACTTGTTGGTAGTGTGGGACAAAGTTATTGGCTCTTTCCTCTCCGTGGCCGCTGGCTCTGGCTAGAATCAAACTTCTGTTTTCTAAAATGTCTAATTTTTTTAAATACTCCTCATGCTCTTCAGAACCAACCCTGGAGTAAATTATTTCCCTATCGTCGTCATACAAATATTTCATCATTTCATCAAAAACTTCATCATATTCTTGGGTGTTTCTTTCTCTAGCCTCACGATTTGAATCGTATGTCACGCTATCCCCCTTTGTTTGTGCCATCTGTTAATTACATCCACTGTTTCTGCTGGTATCACCTTGTCTGAAAACTTGAACGTTCCTGCGTTAAAACTAAGTGTTACGGCTGCACAAGGACCGTGACGCTGCTTTAAAATGTTTATTTCGTAATCTTCTTTGTTTGCGTCCTTGTTCTCACGGATAAGCCATTTACCTGCAATGACTGTGTCTGCTGCTTCTTCGATGTCCCCTGAACCCTTCATGAAATCCATCGCATTTTGTTGTTGGGAGCCTTGACGATTAATTTGAGAGCAAAGAACTACTGCGACGTTGTACTTAATAGCAAGAGTCTGTAGGGTGTTTACGTAGTGGGATAAAGCCTCATACTTATTACCAAATCCTTTTGAAATAATCTTCTGGGCGTGGTCAATGAATAATACTTCAATGTTGTTGTGAAATTGTTCTAATAGGTTCTCTACTTCGAAAATGGTTTTGCCTAGGTCGTCAAATATAACAAGTGGGGTTCCGTGAAGCTTTAGCTCCATTTGCTCAGAAATAGACTTAAACTTTTGCACTTCAGAAGGAACGCCTTGTCTTAGATGCCAGCCGTGTATGCCGTATTCCATACAAGTAAGACGCTCCACAACTGAGTGTCTACCCATCTCTAGTGATAGGAATGCACATCTTTTACCCACACGTGCTAGATTCCAGGCAATGTTGAGAGCGAGTGATGATTTGCCGTGTGAAGGTCTAGCTGCTATAACCAGCAACTCCTTCTTATGGACTCCCCAAATTAAGTTATCCAGTTGTGGGATACCTGTCGGCATAGCACACTTCCCGGTTCGAGCCAATACATCTGTCTCAAGCTCTTTAAAAAGCTCGGTGGTTAGGTGGAAGTTAATTTTTGAGTCTTTTAAGACTTGTGATTGCATCTGTTATCTCGCCTCTTAAGTGGGTGTCACCGTAGTACTTCATAAGTATTTGCTTTAAATCTCGTTCCAAAAGTGTTATTTCTAAATTTAATTCTTTATTCATTTGCTCTAAACCCACATCACACGACAATGCTGTGGAATCCACTTGTCGCCTCTGTGGGTTTTTTATCAATCCAGTCCTGCCAGTTGTTGAACCAAGTGGATGCGTTTTGTATGTACACCCCACCCCGTACTCGGTCGGACGCCTTGTAGTTTTGTAGTGCTAATTTGATTTGTTCTAGGTCTTTAGGGTTGGTAATAGAGTTAGTAAAGTACTTAAATGCCTTTTTCTTACCAACTCTTCCTTTGGTAGGATATTCATTCCATAACTCATTAAACCACTGTTCTTGAGCTATAGTATTTATATATATACTCTTATCTACTCTACTCTTCTCTACTCTAGGACGTGACAAAAACGTCTCCGTAACGTCTCCTGTAACGTTACCTGTGACGTCACCGTTTCTCTTCTCTCTCCACCGTCTTGTCCTTTGGCGGCTATTAAGAAGCATTCCTACGTGACCCATCCAGTCAGCTATTCTGTAATTCACCAACCAACCTGTGTCATGCAAAGTCTTAACGAGTGACTTGCTATCACCTTCCCAATCGCATGCAGCAGCAATATCGTTATCAAAGAGTCCAGACAAATCTCCATCTTCTCTATGCACAGCAGCCCACCACCATAAACAGTGAAGAAGACCAATAGCTTCTTTACGACTTATCTTTAGTTCGTCACAAAGCAACTTGAGGTTCTTATTGGTTCTTAGTGTGGGAAATGAAGCAATCCAAATCACTTTTTCACCACCAAATCGTTGTACTTTTTATCGACAAATCCCACCATCCGAGGAAATAAGTGATGTTCAATCCAAGACTGTTTCGGATTCCACTTATCCGCTGGAGTGGAGGGACTATCGATAGCATCAAAAATCTCATAAATCTTAGTTATGTCGTCTCTCTTGAGTTCCAAGAACTTAGGTGATTCGATAATATCTCTGAGTTTTTGATAGGTTGTTTTCATTAGAAGGGTGTTGATTCCTCGACAACCTGTAAAGAACCAGGAAAGTTATGTTTAAGGATTCCAAGAATCTGCTTCTGCTGGTTCTCAATACGCATCAACATGATTTCTAACTTGTCATTCTTCTTTGGGTAGTTGTTGTGGGCTACATCAGAAGCAGTGAATCCGTTGTCTTGGGAAAGACCAGCTTCTTTGGCTTTAATAATCATTTGAGCTGCATTAGCTAATTCTTTATTCTTTGCTCCGTATTTAGGGTCGTTAAAGCTTCCTTTTTTCTCAAACCAAGAAATCATGCCTTTTAAGTCTTTAACTGAAACTTCACTTAAAGGCTTTCCTTTCATTTCTCCGAACGGGTATTTGTGGTCCATTGTTTCTCCTTTAAATTCCGTAACGTTTACGGAATGCTTTACGTTTGTTTAGGAACATCTCGAAATACCCATCTACGTCCCTAGATACGATGGGTTTAGAAAACTTTTGTTCGGTAGATTCGTTCAGTGGGACTATAACCATTTGCTTAAGGTCTAAACATTTGGCGTATGCTGCCATCTGGACAAATGCTTTAAGTTTGTCTACTGAGCGTTTAACGTCACAAACTGACTTAATCGGCTCAGCCTCTTTAAACTTTGGAATACCAATGAAGTCCGGCTCGCCAGCATATTCGTATTCATTGTTAAACACAGGTTCACCAACCACCATTTCGGCTATGGGGTATTTAGCAAGGAACCCTGGGAAATCCCCACAATCGAGGGAGAGATTGAGGTTTCCCGTTTTCAGTGTGTGGCAATGAGGCCAGCAAGCTTCTAACTTCATTGGTTCTATCCATTGGCCTGTTTTAATAAAGTGCTTAACCCTTATATCGTTAATGTTCCCTTGGGCGGCATATTCATAAAGGTCTGCATCAGAAATAAAGAAAGCTGAATCAAAGTCTCTAATGGATGTTACTGAGGGATATTTCTTACCGTTTGGAGCTGTGTAAAAACGAATGTTCTTAAATTCTTTCTCAATTCGTTCTACTGTTGCTTTGTGGGCGACGTCTTGAAATTGTCTGTAGCAGAGGTCGTGTAATTCTTTTTGACGTTTATCAATAACTTGAAGTGAATCACCTTCAACTTCAAATGTTTCTTCAGCAGAGAAATTAGGACTCATGTTTTCCCAAGAGCCTGTCGAAATCTTTCCACCAAAACTTGCTGAGACTCTAATAGTTCTCTTCATCGCCTTCTTCTCTGTCTTCGTCTGGTTCATAGTTATCGTCCCAAGTTCCCCACGTTTCACTGCCATAATGGTCTAATGCTCCTTCGCATGGATTTGCTAAACACACTGAAAAAATTCGCCCACATAAACTGCACTTATTGGTACTTGGCAAGGAGATTTCCCACCTTTATACGAAAGTGACAAAACTCAACGTGCTTATCTACTTCTCTTGCAAACATCGGAAAAAACTTAAAAGATTGTCTAAATGTAGTACGTAGAGAAAAAATTGATTTGCAGTAAGGGCACTGAGCTTTTCTGATAACCATTTAATTTCCCTTAAAGTGATGCGCTCTTCTCTCACTAATCGTGCAGCGAAGAAGCCACTTATCTATTTGGTCTTTGTCGTACAAAGCTTTCTTGTAAGAAGTTTTTATGACAGGTATTAGTTGACGACTCGTTAATCTTCTTACGTGATGCTCTGAACATCTCAAGTACTGCGCTACTTCCGCGCATTTCATTAACTGCATTATTTTTTCCTCCTGTAAAAAGAGTGTCTTCCGATTTTCACTGTCGGTTCTAATCTCTTGAACCATCTGGGTGGGTTCTTCGACAACTTCTTCATGTCTTCTTCGCTGAACCAGTGGTCAGCGTTTTTAGTTAAATTTGTATGAGCAGATTCGTGCCAAGCTCTTGTAGCTGAGTCCCAAACCCATTTGGGTTCAGAAAACTTTGCATTCAGTCCATAAACACCCTTTAAATGCCCACGATTCCTAATGGATTCCCCTATAGCAACCTTACCGATATAAGCTTCTCCTCTTGCCTCTCCCATAATGGCCTTTACTGCCAAACTTTCACTAACGGCTGCAAAAAGTTCTCTCGTAGAGAAGAAACTCAGCAAAAAAATAGCCACGATAGCTTGTTTATTTAGGTTCATCTTGTGTATTTTATATCGCATTTGACTCTTTAATGATGCTTATTGTTGGTTCTTGTAATCACTTTAAATCACTTAATTTCGCATATAATAGTTCTCCTGGAGAACTTTGTCAAGACTATTTCTGAAAAAATACGCATTTATTTTAAGATTTATTATTATATATACTTAAACTTGTTAAAAGGTATAATAAGGGTTTCCCCTATAATATTATTATATTTTTCCCCTATTTGTGGCTTTAGACCATTGCGTTATTATGCGCTATATGTTACATACATTAGGTATGAATAGATTTAGTTCGTACCTTAGAAACTTACTAGAAATTAAAAACATAAAAAATGTCGAATTGGCTGAGTTCTTAGGCCTTTCTGAGTCGTATTTTAGCGATATCTTGGCTGGTCGGAAGAATCCATTAGACATCCCTCGCTGTGAGCTTATTGCTAAGAAATTAGCGTTATCAGAAAAAGAAGAAGAAGAGCTCATAATGCGCGCTCTAGAGATTAAGTACGGGAGAGAAGATGTTGCTAAAGACTATTATAGAAATTATTACTTACAAAAAAGAACTCCTGCATCAGCTGAATTTGTAAAGGTTCCTCTTTTTAAAAACCCACCCAAACAGAGTAATTTTCAAGACCAGGAGCCCAAAGGATATATCCCTTATCTAGCAACACCTTTTGCCAGTAAGAGTTATGTTCTTATCGCAAAAGATGATTCAATGTCTGAGTCTGGTATCGTTAAGGGGTCTTACTTACTTGTACGAGTTGACCAAGACCCTAAGTGGAGGGATATTGTTGTTGTTGAGCATCAAGGTGAATGGTGTGTAAGACACTTTGTTGAGATCGATGAAAAAAAGATTATGCTTATTCCACAGTCTAAGAATCCAACGCACGAACCTCTCCTCGTAGATCGTTCTAAGATAAATATTTTAGGAGTTGTTTCACTTTAATATAGCAAGCTCTTGAAGCTTGTTTACAGCCCCTGTGGTGTGCGATGTACATAGGTGGGCGTAAATCATTGTCGTCTTTATATTCTCGTGCCCCATAAGGTCTTTAATTGTAATTAAAGGCACACCAGCCATCGCTAAGTGAGAAGCAAAGGTGTGACGCAGGGTGTTTGGTGTAACCCCTTTTAATCCTGCTCTTTTAGCTATTTTTCTAAATTGGAGGTGGAAGTTATTAAGAAACGGCTTATCTCCTTCAATCCCGAAAACATAATTACCCGTTTTTTTCATACCCGATAGAATAGTACGAACTGTCTTATTCATCGGTATGTAGCGAACTTTTCTAGTCTTTGGGTCAAACTCGCCTTGTTTTGCAATGGCAATTAAGCCTTGGTCAAACAAGACATTATCCCACACCAAGTGTTGTAGCTCACCTGGCCTCATCCCTGTATTTATAGCAACAGCAATAAGCGCTCTCCAGCGTGGGCGTTTTTCAGTATCTAAAAGAATTTTTATTTCTTCAGTTGATAGGAAGCGAACTTTTTTATTTGTAACTGAATAAAATTTAAGTCTATTATTTCCGGCAGGGTCTTTAATGGGACTCTTGGGTAACTTCTCATCAGCTACTAACCGGTTAATGAATGATTTAAAAACTTTTAAATCGCTATTTACCATTCCCTTACTAACAGTATGTTCTTTGCCATCCTCTTTTCTTTTCCAAACCATTTGAGAACGCCAAATTTTATATTTTTCTAAAAAGCCGAGTGTTAGGTCGGAGATGTAAACTATTTCTTCGTGTTCACAAAACTGAAGTAATTTATTTAAGGAGTTTTTATCGTTGCGGTAGGTTTTTGCTGCGTGGTTAGCTTCACAAGTTACAAGGTACTCGTCAACGCAGGATTTAATTGTAATTTTATTTGGGTCTGGCTTGTCGTAACCTTGAATTATTTCTTTTGCTTTTTCGTGTGCAACTTGAACATTTTTTGTTTTTAAACTTTGCCAGTTAAGATTTCCGTGCTTATCTTTGTAACGCACATAATAAACTTTTGAACCACTTCTTCTGTAGACCAACATCCAAAACCCCCTTGAAAACAGTAGTCAGTGTAGTAGTCATTATATCATAAGTCCTTTGTTTTCAATGGGAAAAGTCCCCTTACAAGGCGGCTGCTCTACCAACTGAGCTACTCCAGCGAATTCCCTCGTAAAACTACGTAACTCATATAAAAACAATAACTTATGAAAATATTAATCAAGCCTATGGTCGCAATATAAAACCCATTTTGTGCTATTTTTAGCCTCAAGTAGTAGTCAATTGAGTAGTCACTTTTTGTCATAGGCATAAGCTAGTGTTATATAAGATGCCCCTCTAATAGTCAATAAAAAACTCGCTAAATTTGCTACGAATTGACTACTAGGTGACTACTGACTGACTACTTGGGGAATTGACGGCCTAGTTCTATGAACTTGCCGTTTATGATGTGGACGTAGTGTGGGGTGAAAAACTTATTTGGGAGTGTGTCTATATAACAGAACATATTAACCCAGTTGACGGGGGGTTTGCCAACTAGATATGAGAGGTCAAATTCAGATAGGGTTCCAATGGATGCTGCTTCAACGGGAAGACCGTCTAGTCCCCTGCCTGTTGCTACTTGAAACTGGTGGGTGTGTCCGTAAATAATATTTTTATGAAAAAGACCCAAATGCTTTTGTGCGTGATTCCCACTTGATGCCCAGCCGTGGGTATAAATAATTTTTCCAAATTCAAACCACTGACCATACTCACAGAACTTCCACTTTCTTTCTTTAAGCCTATACTCTTCATGCCATGAGGTTAAGCGTCTTACTTTACGGATTTCTTTTTTCTCACCATAATTCACTTTAAACTTTTCATAGCGGGCTTCGTGATTCCCACCCACCATAAACTTCTCACAGTCTTTAGGAAGAACCTTATCGAAGGTGTCTAACATTTCGTTAGACGCATCAACCTCGTCTGTGATGTTTTTAATGTCTTGTTCTCTGCGTGGCTCGTAAGTGGTTACAGAATCCCAGTCACAGAAGTCACCGAGTTGGATTATGCGGTGGGGTTTGTAGTACTTAATAAAAGAGAGAACTGAGGATACGGCGGCTTTATTGTGATTGGGGACGTGGATATCAGGAAGGACTACTGTTCGGTGCAGGGAATTCTCTCCTTTAAAACAGGCATATTATACCATATTTTGTGGGTTTTAAGGCTTCAGAGCTATAAAAATACCATATATTGTGGTTTTAAAAGGCTTATAGGATGCCTTTATTTTCGCATTAGAAGCCCGTAGACGAACGATAATAGGCTAACCCTAGTATGACTACCAGTCCAATAATTAACCCATGAAGAAATTCGACCCAATGCCAGGGCAATTTTTTTGGTCCATTATTAGACCAAAGCGTTCCAAAAACCCATGAGGATGCTACAGCTATAGAGTTAAACCCAGCTATGTAATAGAAACAAAATGCTTGAGCAAGTCCGTAGCAACAAACATCATCCCAATCCCTTTCTTCAATCTCATCTAAATTAAAATGACAAATAAGACTAAAAAGAAGCATTGGGACAATGCTGTACATACTTTGTGTGTACAAAACAACTGAAAGTGGGAGTAGGTATCTTCTTACCCACTTATACCCTCTTTTAAAAGGCCAAATATCCCCACCACCTAATCTATATAGATATGCTGTTATGAGTGGGAAAACTACCATTGGAATTTTACGTGGATACCTTTGTATTCAATACCGGAGGGAGTTTTAAATTGACCGTACTTAATGTTCAGTAAGATTTTTAGCCAGAGTGGGATTTCTTTACCTTGAGCCGCCTCTAAAGCTATGCGAAGTAAGTACGGCGGTTTCTTACTTTGCTTTGGGAAAAAACTTCGATAAGAAATTTCCTAGATAATCAGAAATGTTGTCATCTACTTTTGTAGGTGTAAGCTTAGAAACAATCTTAAGAATTTGGTCTACACCCCACAAAATACCCACAATCTCAACCCAATGTTTAGACAAAAATTCCATTTAATTCTCCTTTTTTAGTAAGTAATCTTGTATGTTATGAACATCAACTTTTATTTCTTTAATGTCCTCTTTAATGCCTGGTATCAATGAAATTATTTTTGTATTATCTGAAATTGTTTTTTCATGTGATGATATTTGGGTTGCTTGAACTTCCTGAACAAATTTTATTTCTGCGATATCAACTTTAAAAGCAGCAAATCCGCCAATCACTGATCCCAGGAAAATTACAAGCGGAAGACTACGATTGACTGTTTCCATCCACTTTGGCACAACAACTCCTTTATACATTTGCTTTGTCTAGTTTTTTATCATCTAGAACTTTGTCTTGTTGTTTAAGTTTATCTATCTCCAATTGTATTGATTGAATTTTAGAAATTGGTGTGGGGTTAGTTATATTCGCATTAGAATATATAAACTGCTTTCCACTTAGATTTTCTAACTCTCTTATGGCCGAGAACATATCTACAGTTATAGACTTGCCCTCTTTTTCAGAATGATATGTCCACGCTAGGCCTTCAGATTCTTCGATAACATTTTCTTTAACAGCACTGGGAATATCTTTAAAGTTATGTGGCGACAGTGTTGTGATGTTCCCAGCTTCATCCCTAACCCTTAATTCCGCAGTTCCAGCTCCCAATAATTCCATTTCGTGGATGATGTTAAATCCACCACCATTATTAGCTGTAATAGTTAACCGGTAGTAGCGGTAAGAGCCAGGGCTTGCAATCGTATATGTCTTTGTGACTGGTGTAGCCCAAGTTACTCCAGATTGCGAATCAAGACTTGTCCATGTAGAATCGTTTGTAGACCCTTCCAGCGTGAAGGTGTTCGGGGCTTGTGTGGCGTCAGCGTTCATAAAAATTGTGTATCCTGCCACGAGCGTATTTGACACTAGGTCCGCTTTAATCCATTGAGTCCCAGATGAGGTTTGCCACATTGT